CGGTAAGTCAGTGTATTGTATTACCGACTATAACAAAAGTGCAGATAATTTCATTGATTAACTTACTATACATACATACCCTCAATTAATTTTTCTGGCATGATGGAAGTGTAATCATTTAAAAATAAAAACAAAACAAATTTCATTTTATGTAACGCAGAGCAATTATTGCTCTTTCCTGCCAATATCCATCGTAAGGCACACGGTTACTGATCTGCCCATACATATGGTGGATCATCAGCCCATCACCGATATACACGCCCGCATGATTGGGTTCGTTGGCCTGCACCTGCATAATAATGACATCACCCACCTGTAATCCACCGCTGCATTCAGTAAACCCAGCATCTGCATAGTTCTTCATATACAAATTTTCGCCACGCTCCCACCAACCATCTGAGCGCTCAAAATCAGGGATATCAATATCACGTTCCAGCCGATACCAGTCACGGACAATGGCGTAACAATCCCAAATACCGTGTACGAACGGGCGACCCAGCAAGGGCTTTATACCCACAGTCGGCATAATGGTACGAATGTCACCCTCCGGCCATGAGACAATCACCCACGGCACTTGCGACAGGTCACACTGCGCGATATCCAGTTGACTGGGTTGTGTCGTCGCGTCAGGGTGACTATGGACAATAGCAACAATCGTGCCTACGTCTTCGGCTTCGGCGTAATCTTCGGGGTGCATGCTGAACTGTTCTGTCGGAGATGGTGCGGTATTTCGGCAACGGATATATTGCTGCTTGCGTCCATGTTGAATAACCAGACCACAACACTCTTTCGGGTATTCGGTTTGTGCGTGATCTATGATGGCATCGATAATATGTTTACGCAGCGTTTCCATATCACCGCCTCATTAACGCTGAACCGAGGAAGCCGCCGTGGGGAAGTTGATTCCCTTTCCCAAAGCGTGGCTCACATCCTGTTGACAATAATCCAGAGCAGGCATCTTTTGATGGATCATCTGTTGGGTTTCCGTCCTCATCAAAATACCGATCACCGGTATAGTTGCAGGGGGATTTGCGATATAACCCGCGCATACACCACGTACACAGACTATGAATCTGACGGGTCGGAATTTGAATCCCTTGCAGGTCAGCGGGAGAAGACAAGACAAAATGAACCTCTGTATTGTCCTCATGCGTCTTACTGTCAATATAGTAGACGTCTATTTTCTCTTGCGTGGGATTAGCTTCTGGGTTGCCTTCGGGAAAGTTTCGGGCATCCAGATAATGCGCAAAGGTCATGCGAACAGTGACACGCGCCTGCGCCATATTCTGATAAGCTAAACACATGGCACTGATAGTGCCGTCGAGATTGGCCACACTGAGCGTCGGTGTGGCTGCACTTCCATCACTGCTGACCCCCAGTCCTTCAATTTTGACAGTCCACGGTTTATACTCCTGCCCTTGCCACCAGATAGATTTCATCGGTAACTGATCGGAGTTTTCCAGTTCGTCTTCTGTGTACGGGATGGGGTGATTGTGAAAATACAGCTCTGGCCCACCAAAGGCCGAGCCGTCGACCGAAAACAATAGAATCTTGCTCCCCGGCTCAAGACGCTGGAGAGTGGCATTGATTGTCATAGAGAAACCTTCTACGGATGATAAACGCGGGTGAACGTGACGGATAAAGTGAAATAAGCCCCGTTGGCCTGTATATTGAATTTTCCGGCCTGATACAGTCCCAGCTCAGATAACGGATTGCGCCATTTAAACGAACGCCAGCCCTGATGCTCACGCAGAAAAGCCATGATGGGCTCTATTTCTGACAGGACACCCACAAATGACAGGGGCCAGCTTTCCCGCTGTGAGTTGATCCCATCGCCTGATGTTTGCTTATACCCATCACCGAACTGAACGGAACGTACCACGGGTTCAAACTCGCCAGCGGCACCCACTCGTGCGGGGAAATCGAATGTTTTTATCACCTTCTGCCTCCTTTGATGGTCACATTTAAATCACCGCCCTGACCTAAACTTTTATGCAGTAATGATTTGAATCGCTGATCGACAAATTTCGCAATATCCTTCCCCGCTGATTCAAATCCGCGGGTTGTTTTCACTTCACTGTTCTTATCTGGATGCACTACGATATCAACCTTGATGGTCGTTTGATTACCCGTGCCGCCTGCTGCACGAACACCGAGAGCACCATCAGGCCCCCGTTTTAATGGCAGAATAGCCTCTGGCCCCGCCTCCCCCATCAACCCCGCTCCATGCGCAAATTTAAATAAGGTGGGGTTACTCACAATCTGCCCACTGTAAGCACTGAGACCCGGAGAGGAAAGCGCGCCCCCTTTAGCGAACGTGCTGATATTCTGGGGCAACATGGGCACCGCCTGACCGTTCGCCAGCGTTGCACTTCCGCCACCCGCGCCACCGAAAAACCCCGAGACCGCCTTGGTGATCAGTGCCTGCATCGCAATGCGAACCAGATCCTGAATGATGGATTGCGCCAGTGATGCCGACAGTTCTTTCATGGATTCAGAGAATGACTTTGTGCCCATCAGCATCCCGGTTAAGGCGTTACCCGTGCGTTGCTCTACCACATCCAGCAGGTTCATTTGCATGGCCTGAAAGTCACCCTGAGAAGCATAAAGTTCCTTAGAAGCCGCAAACTGCGATTCCTTGGATTTATGGGTAGCCGCAGCCACCAACGCTTCATGGCGCTCTTTGCTGATAAGCCCATTACGATAATAGGCATCGTACAGCGCAGTTTGCTGTGTGAGCTGGTTTTGTAGCTGAACGACAGGATCAACTTCCCCTGCCATATCAAGGCGGGGAGCCGCCAGCCCTTTAGCCTGTTCCGCCAGTTTTTCTTTGACCGAAGTCTGGTACAACGTTTTACTGGCTGACAAGTATTCTTGCTCGGTCAGTAGCCGGGCATCATAAATAGCTTTGAGTTCCTGACTGGCTTCTTTTTCCTGACGGGTAAGGGCTTTTGCCGGGGCGTATTTCTCTGCCAGCTCTATACGTTGCTTCTGGTGGTTTTCGGCATTGAGGTTTTTTAAGCGTAACAATTCATTCTGAGAGACTAAGCCTGATTTACCGACTTCAATGAGTTTTCCCTGAATTTCTCGTTCACTGAGAATAATGCGCCCTAAGCTGGTCGTATGGGCTTGCTCAATTTCCTTGCGCAATTGCTGATATTGATTAAGAGTCTGCTTCCCTTTTTTATCGCCTTTATCATTGCCGCCCGTTCCTTCTCCTGTCCATGGATTGTGATTGTTGTTATCGCCTTCGGATTTGGGTGTTTGATTGTGTTTACCACTTAATAAAATGGACTCAGCGTGTCTAAGGCTTGCCTTTCTCGCGTCAAGATCTTTAGCAATATCCTCCAAATTCCCTTGATTCTTCCGGCGTTGTTTTTCATATTCAGCGGGGCTTTCATCAAACAAATCGACAAGAAAACCTAAGCCACTGCCTTGTATGTCTTTCATGTTGGATTGACGTTCTTTAGAAAACCTTACTGATTCTCCATAGAGTCTTTTTTGTTCGCTTTCTAGGAGTTGTATATCCTCTTTAAGATCGTCAATACGAATTTCTAACTTAATTTTTGACAGTTGCTGTAATTGCTCAATGGTCTCTACTAATGACCCCTTCAAACTATCAACTTTTACCTTTGCTTCCTTTACGCTGTTGCTAAAATACAGTATTGCAGAACTCGCCAGCATCACTACACCCAAGGGGCCGCCCATCATGGCATAGGCACTACGGGCAAACCCCATTGAGGCGGATAGCGCACGAGATGAAAAAGACAGCCGGCGATTGGCTGCTTCAAGCAACCTCGTCGCTCTTTCCTTTTGTTTGATAGCTTCTGTTTCTTGCCGATATAAGGCTTTTGATTCTTTGGCGTAATTAACGAAAAGACCATGCTGCCCATTGAGTTGCCGCATCCTTTCGATATGCTCACCCTGACGCTGAGTGAGCCGAATGGTCGCATTGGCCTGCTCAATGGTACGTTTGGCAGTTTCCGCTTTTTGTTTCGCAACATTTCGGGCAGCTTTTTCAGTGGCTTTCCATGCGCTGACATTTTCACGTAATCCCGCCGTCAATTTAGTCGCCATAACAGGCAATAAGGTGTACAACGCAACATTGGCCACCAGATTGAAATTCTCTGACAGGGTATTGATCGCACTGGTCGCCCCCTGAATGCCTGAGCGCAAGGGGCCATCTGCACTGCCCCCAACCTTAACCGCCAGCCCTTCAAAGGCGCTGCTTAAAACATCCAGATCGGCACTGAGGTTATTGGCCCGGGCCGAGGCCTGTTCATACGCCACCTGCGTCCCGGTCAGTGACTGCTTTAATTCCTCCAGCTTGCCTCTTCCCACGACTAATTTTGAGGCCGCGCTGACATTGGCGCGCCCGAACAATTTGGCCGCCTCTGCCGTGGACAGCTTCTTGCTTTTCAGGTGATCCAGTGCCGCCCCCAGCCCCACCACAGACGGCTTGAGTTTTTTATCCGTGGATTTCTCCAGCGCCAGTATGACGTTACGGATGGCCGTACCCGCCTCTGCGCCTTTGATCCCGCCGGCGGCCAGTATCTGGATCACCGCATTCAGTTCTTCAAAACTGACCGAGGCCTGCGCCGCCATTGTGCCGCCGTTTTTAATGGCCTGCGCGGTTTCATTGATTTCGGATGAACCGTATTTCGCCCCTGCCGCCAATACGTTGATATAACGATCGGCCTGTTCTGCTGAGGCACCAAACTGATTCAGGGAAAGTGCCAGCGCGTTAGTGGCTTTAGGCAGATCAATCCCGGAGGCCTGCGCCAGAATTACCGACTTCTCCGTCGCCTGTATCAATGCCTCCGTGCTTTTCAGCAGTTCCGGCTTGGCAGAGGCCATCAGTTTCAGCGCGGTGGCAATCCGGGTTGCCCCGAATTCCGTGGTTCTGCCGAGCTGCTGCGCGGCTTCATCCAGTTTCTTCAACTGTCCCCCCGTCGCCCCCGTAATGGCGGACAGATCAGAGAGCGCCTGTCCGTATTTACGGGTCGTATTGATAATAGACCCCAGCGAAAAGCCCACCCCGGACAGCAGCGCCAACTGACCGCCCACGGATTTAATCGACTTGCCCAGCGAGTGGTAAGCCGACTCTGCCTTCTTCGCGTCAGACTTCGCCTTACCGGAAAATTTTTCCGATTCCCGTCCGGCGTGACGGTAGGCCTCCGTAATCTGAGACCTGAACGAGACGGCATTGACCAGCAGGCCAACGGTTAACGTCGATAAATTCGCCATAATTTAACCTAATAATTTCATGACCGCATCACACTGCGCCTGTTCGGTATCGCGGGGAGCCGGGACGGAAACAGGCGGGGCTTCACCCGGGCGTGTTCGGTTTTTCAGCCGATAATACGCCTGCCACTCATTGAGCGTGGACGCGGGCAGGGACAGGATGCGATAGGGGTCTATTTCGCCGAGCTGCTCTGCGAGGGTAAACGCAAAATGCAGCAGCGGCGACCGGGTCAGTTTTTTTCGGCCTCCTCCAGCGTACCGATGGAATGCCGTTTCACCAGATTAATCGCCGCAATAATCGTGGCGTTATCGTGGGCATCCATCAGTTCTTCTGCGGTCGGTAAATCGCCGGCCGGGATGGGCTTGCCTTTGTCATCCACCAGACAATCCAGCACAATCTGGACATTCAGGCGGGAGGCTTCACGGCCCTTGCCGGCCTCACTGAGTTTTTCCACCGCTTCTTCCAGATCCATCAATTCAGTGGCGGTCATACGGCGAAGATTGACGGCGGTACCGAAAATCTCCACCGCTTTCACGTGGGAGCGTGGGGCTAACAGGGCGGCTTTCAGGTTTTTCATGATTAATGTCCTTTAGTGATGGGGGTGGCGATACCCCAGACGAGGTTGTTTTGTTTGCCCTTGACCGTGATTTGAATTACTTCACTGGCAGGCGCGTTGATGTCGTTCATTTCCCAGCCGGAGAGCGCCAGGATCATGGTCGCCGTGCGCTTGTTCGGCAGGCCAATGTAAAACTGGACGGTTTCGCGGCGCTGGGCCGCATTCAGGAACGCCGTAAAATCGACGTTTTCAGGATCATCAATGAACCCCAGTGATTTCTCGGGGCCTTCCGGCATATCGGAAATAAATTGTTTGTTGGTGTCTATCAGCGTGGTGCAGTCGATAAAACCGCCTGAAAGCCCCGTCGCGCCCAGTGCCTTACAGTTAATCAGGGATTTCATCTGATCAACGGTATCGCCGGGCTTGCCGAATTTCACAACCGTACCCACAGGCAGGACGGCATATTCGGGTGATGATGTTGTCATGGTGTGTGACTCCAATAAGGGTTATTGACTGTAAACGGACAGGGCCGCGCGGATTTCTGCCACGAGCACCTTTAAAACGGCGGATTGGTTGTAGTCCAGCGCCGGACGAATAAACGGTTTAGGAACTTGTTTAATCGTCCCCATTTCCTGCGCTAATGCTTTCATCCGGTGAGCTTTGTCGGGACCCACGGTGATCATCACCCCGCCCTTGTACTTCCTGGACTTGGCCGAACGGATCTTAATGTTGTCCCGCAGATGTGGCCCTTTGGCCTTTTTGTCATACCCGGCATGGGCGATCATGTCTTCTTTCACGATTTCCATCGCGGCTTTCCCGGCTTTGCGCAGAATTTGAGTCTGGAGGTCAGTTTCCAGTGCCTGTAACTTACGCCCCAGTTCTTCAAGGCCGGAGAGATTCGTGCTAATCATCAGGCACCTCCGCATAGGTGATAATGAAGTCACGGGTAATACGGTAACGTTTCTGATTTTCGGTCAGCTCTTCCGCGCCCTGATGCAGTGTCCCGCGTGTCACCGTCTGCACCGGATACTTCCCGATAGTGCCATGCCGGACAGATTCCCACGCGGAACGGATTTTTTGCTCCAGTTTCATCGCCTTCGTGTAATCATTCAGGGTAATAATGCCTATCTGAAAACGGGCTTCGACCAATCGCGTCGTCGCCAGTCCGGTATTGAATTTCGGGTCACAGATACGCTGGTAAGTGATCCCCTCCCGCACTGTGGACGGGAGTATCAGCGGATAAACGGGCAATAGCGTTAACCGCTCTAAATCAGCTTTGAGTTCACGCTCTATCATGACGCACATCCGCCTCCGTAGTGATAATGGCGCGGTCACGCAGGTTGCGGTCTACCGTGCGCACCGTAAAGAGCCGCCCCTGATGCTCAACCAGCCAATTGGTGTCAATATCTGCTCTCGGCCTGACTGTGAACCGCTGTACTTCAATCACCTGTTGCTGATCGGCGGTACGGATTTTGCGGTTGGACATCGCTTCCGCCCGTGCCCACGTTTCGCTGACATACTCGGATGTCACGGTTTCCGTCCCATAATCATCCCGTGTCACAACAGGGCGAAATAGTTTAATACGATGGCGCAGTGAACCTGCCTTCATGATGACCTCCTACAAGGGAATATAACGGTAAGGCTCCAGCAAGGCCTTGAAGCCCGCGGGTAAGGTCTGCGCCTCGCGGTTTTCATACCAGTAGCCCACCGTCAGCATGATCGCCAGTTCCACATCGTCCGAAACAAACAATCCGTCGGGGTCAGTGTCCGGCACGACTTCTTCATAAAGACGGCGGTTCAGGTAATTTTCTGCCCGCCGGATGGCAGCACGGGCGTAAGTGTTCAGCAAACTATCTTCCGCGTCATGGTTGCTGTCGATACGGCATTGCTGTTTGAGTTTGTCCACGGTGGGAAAAGGCATCTTGCCTCCTGACACCTGCGACCCTGACCGATCGCAGGCACAAAAAAACCGCTTTACGCGGCGTGAATGTCATCACAGGGAATTACGCCGCTGACGCTGTACCCTTGCCGACCAGCGCCTTGATGGCCGCCGTGTCTTCCAGAATGCAGTCGAAACGGTGGAACGCCAGAAACGCGGTCTGGTCATAATCGGCATAACGCTCAACCAGCCGTCTCAGGGTCATGTAAGTGACACGGCGGACAATAAAGCGGTTAAAGTCCCCACAATAGATGAACTTGTTACCCGCCCCCATGTCGGCAATCGCCTGATCAATCACGTAAGACACCCCCAATACCGTGGAAGGCACTACCCCGGCAATTTCGGGCAACCACAGCGGGCGGTTCTGGGCATCCTCCATTTCGGTGATGACTTTCAGTGTGCTGTCATTGAAGGCCCAGCGGAACGTCCCCGTATTGCGGTAGGCGGGATCAAGGGCATGTTTCAGGGCGTTCATGTCTTTCCAGCTAAACTTGGTGGCCGCGTCTACCGTGCCCGTGACCGAGGTTTCCAGCCCTTTCGGTTGTTGCGGACTGCCCGTGCCCGTGCCTTTCACCAGATACCGGGCCTCACCACGCCCGATGCGCTCGGCAATGCGTTTCGCCAGATAGGCCTCCATATCAATGCCGGAGTCCAGCAACAGCTCATTGGACACCCGGATGATTTTGGACGACAGTTTCTTCGCCCCCAGTGACTCAGTGCCGAACAGGGTATCTTCTTCGCTGGCCGCCGTGTTTTCACCCAGCAGCTCGCCCTCTTCCGCCGTGCCGTCCGCCGTCGCCCATTCGATGGTCTGCCCGGTGGAAGTGCTGAGGATTTGCGCCACGCTGGCAATGCCGCCGTAGGCTTTCATGGCCTCGACCACCTTGTTCAGCATCTGAACCGGGACGGTGTAGCCGCCTTTTTCATCCGGGGTGGTGCCCTGTGCCCGCAGTTCACGCAATGCCTGCCGCTCTTCGGGGGTCATTTCACCCCATCCGTGACGCAGGTATTTGTCGAAAGACGCCGCCCGTTTTTCAGCCAGCGCCGTTTCAGGCGTGGCAGGATGACCCCGCTGTTCAGGCTCAGTCTGATTAACCAGCTGCTGGTCGAGGTGACGCAATTCGTCCTCGCGCTGAATTTGGGCATCAATGCTGTCCAGCTCGGTTTTGGCCTTGTTCCATTCGGTGCGCTGCTCGTCCGTCCACGCGGCATCCCCGATTGTGTCATGCAGGGTACGCATTTCCGCCGCAATGGTGTTACGGCGTTGTTTCAGTTCATGTAATTTCATGCTCATATCCTAAATATTCAGTAACGTCAGAATGCGCTCACGCGCCATTTTTTGATTAATCGCCTGCCGGAGTGCCCCGCTGTGGCGCACCTCCTGCCAGGCCTGCAAGGAACGGACGGCTGAATCGGCCGCCTGATAGGCCGGATACGTCACCGGACTCACATCAAACAGCCGGGAGAACTGGCTGATTTCCCGGATGACAATGCCTTCCTCATCTTCGTACCAGTGCTCTCCATCACAGGCGACCCGAAAGGCAAAGGAAGACTGGGTAATATCCCCCCGCTGCATGGGAGCCAGCACCAGATCGCGGATGGTCTGCGTGTCCGGGGCCTGAATGGTGTATTGCAGCCCGCGCTCATCCACGGACACGGTTAATGTCCCGGCGGCGCTGCGTCCCAGAATAAAATTGGGATCATGGTTAAAGAGCCCGCACACATCATCATGGAGTACCTCGTCAAAGGCCCCGGGCTTGATGATTTCACGAAAGCCCCAGAGCGGCTCTGAGCGGCTGTTAAACACCGAGCCGTAACCGACAATGCGCGTCGGCTGGTTCTCCGGGGTTTCAGTACGCACCTCACCGCTGTAACAGCGCATTTCCCTGTCACTCATCGGGTTTGTCCTCCTGGTTGGGATGGGGTTGATCCGGGTTGTTAAGCAGATTGGCGGCGTTGACACTCACCAGCATTTCATCCAGTCCGTCCACGGGGTTCATGTCCTCAAAGGCACGGGCTTCATTGCGGCTCATCCAGCCATCCGTAATGGCGAAGTGGTAAAACTCACCCCGCTCTTTCGGGGTGCCGCGCAGGAGTCCCGCCAGATTGAAACGGACATAAAACCCCGCCGCCCTTTCCTGCCGGGTAAACAACCGGCGATTCAGTTCCTGCTCCCAGTTCACCACCCACGGCATCACGGTATGGCGGACAAACTGGATAGCCTGTTCAGAAATATTGGAAAGCGTCGCCTTCTCTAAGTCATTAATCATGTGGGCCGGCACATTGAACAGCCCCGCTATCATGGAGCGGTTGAGTTTCAGCATGTCGATGAGCTGGGCATCCACGGGTGACACGGTCAGGGCGTGATAATCCAGTTCTGCGGGCAGCAGCAGGGTTTTATTTTCCTCACTGCGCAGGGCGGCGGCGGCTTTTTTCCACACCTGCTTAAGCCGCTCCCAGCCTTTATCATTGACTTCCCCTTTAACGGAGACAATCCCCGCCGGACGCGCATTCCCGCCAAAAAAGGCACTGGTGTATTTCTGTCCGCTCATGCCCATCCCGATGGTTTCGGCATGTTGCAGGATGGGACTGAGTCCCATTTTCCGGTTATTACCGAGTGCCCGGATGTGGATCATGTCGTCCGGGCTGATGGCAAAACTGCCGTCTTCGTTATACACCCCGTAGGTGTAGCGCCCGCCCGTGTTCAGTAAGGTCGTTTCCCACGGCATACAGGCTTCCAGCGTGGTCACTTCCCCGCGACGGTTACGCCTCACCCACGAGTAACCATTGCCCCAGCCGAGGACATGGCGCTGTTTCAGCTCCCGCCATTTGTAACTGGTCTGCCAGTCGTTCGGCTCATCATGCACCAGATAAAACACCGGGTGATCCCGCGCCATTTCCACGGTCTTACCGTTCTTGCGCATGACATGCAGCGGCATCTGCGCCACCGAAGAGGACAGCACATAGATACAGGCATAGACCGCCGCCAGTTTCATCGACGTTTCGGGGCTGACATACACATCCGCACTGAACAGGCCGTCATGGTCGGCAGCCTCGGCCGTGATCGGGGTGTTTGCCAGCCCATACTTAAGGTAACAGCCCGCCAACACCGCCCCGGTGCCGGCCAGCGCAGTGCCATCAATCAGTAAATTTTTCATAACATTAAAAGGTCATCCGGATCGAGGTTGGAAAGAAAGTCGGGTTCTTCATGCAGGATGGCGCGGCCCATCGCCATAATCAGGGCGACCGCCCCGTCAATTTTACTGTCTTTTTGCTCCTTGATGGGGCGCACAATGTCATCATTTCCACCCATCGTTTTCCCGACGACATTGCTGATACACCAGGACATAATCGGATTACCGTCATGATGGAAACGACCGGACTGGATGGCGGCCTCCAGCTCTTTCATCGGATCGCTCATGTGAGTGAAATTCTGGGTAATGATGATGGGGTTAATACCCTCATCCGCCAGTGAGTGAGATAAGCCGGTTGCCCCAAAGGGATCAATCGGGGCCTCATTAACCGGGTTCAGGTGACAGGCGAGTTTGGCTTCTTCAAGGATGTAGCGGTAATCCACTTCGGCCCCCTCCGTCACGGTCAGCAGATCCATCGCCACCCACTTTTTAAAACGTTCAGCGGTGCGGCGGTTCTCGGTCTGCTCTACGCTGTACACGCTGTCATACGGCACCCAAAAACGCGGGGCAATACTGTAGTAATGCCGCTTACCGTCAATCTCGCGGACAAAAAGCCGGGCCATGCTGTTCATGTCCAGCTTGCGGGCAAGGTCAAACGCCAGAAAACAGGGCTGGCCCTCAAACTGCTCTAAGGTGAGCGTCGTGTCTTCACACTGCTTCCAGCTCACCATATTGAAATAGGCCTCCCGCGCAGACACCCAGATATTCAGGTGTTTGGTTTTGAATATGCTGGCCAGCCGGGGATTATTCAGGGCGCGCTGCTGCTGACTGAGCAGGAAATCCGCATAGACTGACACGCCCATATTCGGATTGGCTTTCCGCAGTACGTCCGGCGAAGTCCAGTCGTCCCCGTCGTCCACGGTGTAAATCACCCCGAACAACTCCTCATTGGGCACATTGCCGGACAGCATTTCAATCACCTCGCGCCGCTTGTCATAGCAGGGGCCTTCAATGTTGTAACCCGCCGTGGTAATGGCCCACATCAGGGGCTGGCGTCGTGCCCCCATCCCCGTCAGCATCGTGGTGTAAAGGTCATCGGTGTCATGCTCGTGGTACTCATCCACAATGGCACAACTGGGTGACTGCCCGTCCCCGGGATTGCCGATCAGCGGCTCAAGCCGGGCCCCGTCAGCCGGACGGTTTAAGTTTGACGCATTCACTTCAATGCCGAATGCTTCAACCAACATCGGGGTACGCTTACACATCAACCGCGCCGGCCGGAAGACTTCCCACGCCTGTTTCTCCGTCGTGGCACCGGAATAGACTTCCGCGCCGAATTCGTCATCACAGGTAAAGCAATAGAGTGCCACACCCGCCGAAATCGCGGACTTGCCATTTTTGCGGGGAATTTCGGTGTAGACTTCCCGAAAGCGGCGTAACCGGCTGCCCTTATGCACCCAGCCAAACACGGAACACACAATAAATAGCTGCCACGGCTCCAGAGTAATGGGCATGCGTTTAAACGCCCATTCCCCCTTGGTGTGGGGCAGCAATTGAATAAATTTGGCGGCCTGTTCAGCCCGATCTTTATCGAACCGGTACTTAAACGATGTCGCCTTTTCCTGATTCAGGTTATCCAGATGCCGCTGACAGGCCTCTCTGACGTAGCGACCGACTTCAATTTTGCCGCGCACGACATCACGGGCATATTGGTTCGCCGCATTGACATTCAGATAAGATTTGCGGCTCATGATGAGATCATCCTCATAAAGGGATTGTCCGTTTTGGCCTGACCTGCCGCCCCAATCAGGCGCTGACGGCTGCTGGGATCTAACCCCAGCAGGGAGCCGGTCGTGTCCATTTCGGATTGCTGTTCTTTTTTGGCGGTCAGTTCCGGGTTTTTAATCGGTCCCCCGGTCGCGCCGGTTACCGTGTTACCCTGTTGGGCAATATTGATAACCGCCTTGCGCCAGAACTGATACGCCACACACCAGCGCTCCAGCACGGCAAGATCGGTGACGCAAAGCAATCCCTGTGCACACAATTCCTGACTGGTCAGTTCCCACATCACCGCCGCCAGCGGCAATTCGTTTTCCCTAAACCAGTCCGGCGGGGAAACCCCGGACAGGGGCGTAAAAGCCGGCTCATCCCGGTTCAGTTTTCGCTTGCCCGGATTGCCTGCCAGTTCTTTTCGTGCCGTCGGCTTGGGGCGACGACCTGATCTGCCCGCCGTTCCAGCCATACTCAGAACCTCCCGGATTCAAAAAAACAGGGTCAGAGGGATAAAAAGACTCCCGATTTAAATTTCATTTTTCGCGGGGATAAAAAAAGACTTAGGGAGGCGGTCCCTTGGGGCGAGAGTGCCAGCTATTTGACCTCCCCCTCCCCTTGAGTGACCCTGATGGATGCTATTGTTACTGATGAAATTAAAATCATCTCAGGATGACAATCATTGTCACCATCACCATTGATATGATCAACAAATGAAGCTAGATATGAATATCGACAACATCACCTGCCATCTCATCACTGACTGTGAAGGTTACCGTTCAGTGTGGGGTGAATATCCCTGCTGTGAGTCTCAATCACGACCTGCTGCTGGTTCGATAGCAACATGCCATCCACACTCAGGGCATAACCTTTGAAGTGGCCACCCTTGTACAGACTTGATAATTTGACTTGTTTCTCGCTCATCGTAGTCTCTCCGTCGCGGTCTTCGCCCTATGGCAAGACCAGCATAGTAGAATCAGATTTGTTAACGCATCCGTCCCACCGTGTGCCTTGGGCTTGATGTGGTCAACGGTCACGCCTGTCACTGCCCGTCCATTGCGTAAGCATTGCTGGCATAAATGCTTGTCTCTGGCCTTGATGGTGGCTCTGAGCTTGTCCCACTTACTGCCATAGCCGCGTTCGTGTCGGCTCTTGCCTTGCTGGTGATTCTCCCAGCCGGTGTGAAGATGGTCAGGACAGTAGCCGCTTCGGTCAGTGGTGGTCTTAGGGCAGCCCTGCTTGCGGCAGGCTCGGGGGATACGTGGCGGCATGTACTGCCCTCCAAAAAGAAAAGCCACCAGCGTTAACTGATGGCATGGGATATTCCTTTAACCACTCAGGGGAATGGGTAAAGAAATATTGACTTTAGTTTCAGGCATTGACTAATTGTTAAGTATTATTCGCTTGTTATTGGGGGAAGATGGGTTTATTAGATTTACCAGTTTTTGTGATAATAACGTAGTAAAAGATGTGGAGAATGATTATGAAAAAATATCTTCTTCTTTGCCTGGTAGCAGGTACGACTCTTTTAGCTTCGATGCAGACTTATGCCACTATCTGCTTACCTTTTGTTCTATCACCCATAGCATATACAGATTGTATAGCTGCCTGTCTTGTGATGAATCCGGATAGAACGACTAGATACTGTTTATAATAACAATCAAGCAGGAGACAGGATGGCTCCTGCAACCCCAGTATCATTTGCTCTGCGGTGGCAATTTGTTATTTGCTCTTTTTTTGGCAATATGGGCATCCATCAGGGCGAAGGCTTCTTCTTTAGAGTAGTAAACGCCATTCCCCGCCCTATAATCCTCTACCGCTTCCTTGATGATTCCCTTTAATTCTGCATCTGTCATTTCTTCACCTTATAACATTCAGTGTTAGCGTAATCTTGTAAGTACTTCGTCTGCCGTTCGTTCTCCGCCATCATTCGGAGGAGATCGTAATAATCTTGTCGAGCTGCTTCTGTAAGTTGTGGGGTTCCTGCGTCGCCCACGCTGCCGGAGGCAGTGGTTTCACGCACGGGGCAGACGGCTTTGATCCGCAGCTTGCGACGGCCAGCGGCAACATCAGACCGAAGAGTGTCAATTTCAGATTTGGCATTGTCGAGTTCCCGAATGTGTTTGGTCTCCAGTTCTGCGAGATGCTGGATTCGTGCTTGCTGTTTGGTATTGATGGCGACTTGTTCTGATAGCCGAGTGGTCAATGATTTATTCGCACCAGTGAGCCGTCCATTTTCCGCATACACTGAATAGATGGAATATGCAGCCGAGCCAATCAGAACGATACCGACTATCACTGCAACAGCTTTAACTTCCCACTTCATAAAAGCTCAAACGCTTTCTCAAACGTTGCCTCTGAATACGGTTGCTTGCCGTTCTCGTGCTGAATGATCGACTTGGCCAACACAATCAATGTGACCTTATCGACACTAATCACCTGATGAGGATCGACACCTAATGCCTTGGCCATACCCTTGATATAAGCCGAGGTGTTGTTTTCGTTAGTGGGTGCCCAGCGGTCGATTATCTTCGCGACTGTCTGATAGCCTTTTTTATGGTAATTGCACAACAGCTTCATCAGCGCTCGAATGCCATACTCTGGTGATTCAAACCGACAGAACCGCTTTTCTATACTCGGGTCATGGGGCAATTGACCCTGCCACTTATTCGCTGAGTTGTGGTCAATGTTGCCTGGATTGTTGTTGCGAATGCCTCTGCTCATCTTTGTTCACCTGTCAGTCTGTTCCAGAAATAGGTTAGGGCGATGCTCCCCATTGCGCCGGACACGCCAGCACTAACGAACATCAGGTATAAACTCAGCCCCGCTTCGAGACTGATAAATCCGCCTATCAGTCCGGTAAATCCCGAAACGACTATTTGGGCAAATGCCCCAATCCAGCTCCAGCGGGCGTTGCTGGTTTTTATATCGATGATGTAGCGAACTATTCCGCCCCATGCAGAAAGCAGCAGAAGTATCAGCCACTGGTAGAGTTCAATCGGATCTTTGTTTGGCATACGCATATTCCACCCCATTTGAACAATGGGCGTCCGTGGGGTGAGCTATGGTCGCCCCTGTGATTGAGTTAATAGGAGGTCGTTATGGGAATTCCCATATCGGATTAGTTTCAATTAGTTAGGATGCCGACCGCAATAGGAGATACGGATGTACTGAGGGTGATTGCGGCGGCAAATTTGGTTGATGATCTATAGCCACTTCTTGTTTTCGTCCCTCAAATTAGGGGAAGAAATCGGAAGTACTGGTAACAACAAAATATTCCTAAAAATATTCCAAACATTTTATGATTTTGTTTTTATTGAAAATATTTAAATACGAAAAAAGGCCACCTAAGCGACCTTCGATAATTTGGTGGAACCTCTCGGAATCGAACCGAGTCCTAATGCTCTTCAGGCATCCGCGCGAACCCTCTACGCCAAAGTTCCAGATATGAAAAAGGCCGCATTAAACGACCTTGTGTAGATTGGCTGATTTAGTTCAGTCGGACTGTCTCACACTACCGAAGCATTTATAACTATAGTATTCAGTTGCTTGGAATAACCGAATATGTGAAACTCATATCAAATAACCATCAGTAAATATTATAAGGATTTAATATGTCACAATTTGAAAAATTACCACTCGGAGATAAGACACCTCTAGCATTCATCTTTGGTGGGATATTTTTACTCGCGGTATCAATTTTAAAGTGGATGACATCTGATATTGCAGTGGACTGGCTATATAATTCAGTTGAAAGTTTACTAGCCATTTATCTTATCACTCTTGGGTTCAGGTTACGTAAAAAGTATCGAAGTAATAATAAGTAAGTTTGAACTAACCGGAATTACCGGAGAGTTGAGCCTCGTTTAGTGAGTCTAAGCGTTCAGCTTGCTTCCAATTAATACCAAATTGTTCCATTGGAGTTTTACTGACTGCAAAGAGTTCAGAAACGATCTCTTCAGCTATTTCCTCTATTTGCCGCATTGAAATATTCCTCTGAACACCCCGACTCTTGCGAGATTTTGAACTACCTAGGATTCTTAGGTAGTTGGATTTACGACGGGTAGAAAGCAAAAAGCCCCGCGAGTGCGAGGCCTTGAATTCAGGGTGTGGAGCTAGGGTGAGTTATTGCCAGTTGAGGCAAAAACGCTTAGTTTCACCTATTGCTTGCATCGCCATAGCAAATAATTTCTTTACATCTGCGTTTTGGTATGAAAGAAGAACTTTACCATCCTGTACATAAATTTCTTGACTAGAGCCAAGATGATAGATCACACCATCAACCGTTATATCAAGATCTTGTCTACCTAATGCTGATATGGGACCTGAATCATCATTTGGATAAGATATCACACCTATACTCAGAGGAAGATTAAGGTCGTCGTCCCCCCGAAAATTGAAAAATAATATATTTCTAATTAATGTAGTGTTTGTAATTATATCCAAGGCTCCATAAGTATGTGGATCATTCGAATACCCCAACTCTCTTTCAGCATACAAATCCTTGCCTAAATAGAGTCGTCTAACTCCTAATCCAATATCAAAAGACATCACGTAACCTTTAAGTTCTGGCTTATTAACTTCAGACATAAATCCCTCACTTTATTATTCGTTAAAGGTAATTTCATCCTACTGCTAAATTTCCAGTTAATATTACTTAGGGTGGTCTTTTATATCAACTGAATAACCATTAATAAAATTAACACGCATTAAAATAGGGTTACGCATCATAAAATCTGTCTATTAGTCGAGTGCATGATTCAGTGAGTTGTAAATTTGAAGTTTACTGCTGATTCTAAATACCCTTTATTGAATACAGGGTAATAAAAAGCCCCGCACTGGGCGAGGCTTAGAATTCGTAGTGAGTATAGTTACAAGTTCCCACTATTTGAAGATATTAAGCCAATGCCGGACAAAAAGCAACGGTTTATTTTGTCACCGTATTAAATGCAGCTTCGGCACAGCTTTCTTCGGCATAACACTTACTCACCAGTTTTTCATAAAAGGGTTTCCAGTTTCGCCGCCATGTCCTTTCGTTCAACTCTGGTAAATAGGCCTTGATTGCCGTGTAAGCTACTGACGATGGCACCCGGCTGTAACCCCGCCCTGAGCATCGAGGGCAGATTTTATCAACCGGTACGCCCTGTAATGCGGTCTTTTCCTCATCGACTACGACACCCCTCCCCTTGCAGCGACAACGACTTGACAGTACGCCTTTCCCGTTGCACTTCTGGCAAAGTTCACCCACCTGCTCTTTTTCAATCCACGGTGCAATAATCACTTCACCGTCCGCACGAATAATGCCGGGATGTTTTTCAACTTCCTTCATGCCGTAGATAAGTCCTTTCCCGCGACATTCCGAACACTGGCAAGTTGACGCCGCTGAACGGGCATAATCTTCAAATGCCATCTTCGATAAGATAACTAGACATGGCCCCAGTTTATTTCCCGCTGCCTTTGATATCAGCTTAGGGACAGTTCGCCTTGCATATCGGGTCAGCTCTTCTACGGTGCTGAACTTGTCTTCTTCACTGACCTCGTTCTTGGCGAAAAATGCCGCCATCCCGAACTTGGCTTGTGATCCCGCCATCCCCAAAGCCGCAGTGGTATCCATCCCTTTCATTCTGTCCGGTGCGGTACTGGTTGACGCATCACTGAACGTCGGTGTTTTCGGGTGAAAGTGTTTTAATGCTGATTCAAGTTTCATACCGCACACTCCCCCACCAGATTAAGAATAATTTTGTCGGTCAGATCATGATCATGGAATCGTTCTTCTTCCAGTACCCACTTACAAACATCGATAGCTTCTTGGCGGTTTACGGCTTGGATAGTGACCAGCTTTCCTTCGAGATAATCTTCCCGGTCATAGATGTGATACCTATCACCATCACCGTATCCGCCCGGATCAAGTTCTTTGGCGGCTACATTGCGCATCTGATATAACCAGTCCCAATAAAGAAACTCACGAACGACATCAGATAATGTGTGCGGTTCGGGGAGTTGTTCGGCAAACCCTTTCGCCGTCGCCTGGCGTAATTTATCTGTTTCGTTAATACGATCACCGTGCATACACCCTTCTGCCTGTTCTGTTTCGTTCCAGTAGTAGAAAGGTTCATAAATGTTTGCCAGCTCCCCCACCAGCATTAATTTCTCCGGTTCGGTCAGTTCCAGTGCGGCTTCATAGCTGGCAAAAGACGCTCTCACCTGACTGGCCTTTTTGATTTGCTCCTTCGCGCTGTTTATATAACCTTGTGGGTTATCCATACTCAGGGTGCCAAAGGCTATCTGGAAAGGATGTGCACCCGATTTCATCAGGTAGTCAGAATATTTCTGCTGGGCTGCCTTGGGGGTGATTTTCAGCTTCTTCAAGGCTTCCTCAGCGGCCTCAAGGTGGGCGGGTTCATTGGTCTTGACTGCCAGTACCCACAGGTAAGCATCCACCTGTTTATTGCCGGTGATCTTCCGCTGAACAGGTAACGGTTTCACCGTGGCCAGCGCCGTGCTGTAACGAGGCTCAGGGATAGTGAAAAGGGTTTTGTGTGCTGTGTTGTCCATCATTACGCTGTCTCCCGCTGTTTTTTCATAAATTCTCTTTCTCTGGCTTGACAACCTTGCTGGAGCAGGTCGTTAAAATCCCCAAGGTCAGGCCATCTCACACTGACACGCTCTATGTCATTATTTGCTTTCAGGTTTTTAGTGGCACAGGCATAGGCCGCCGCTTCCCCTGTTGCACTCCAGTCGTTATCTGCAAAGATAATGAGGTGCTTAACACCACGAGGGGCGATAAATTTAGCCATGTGTCCGGCATTCATGGTTGACCACGTATTCACCCCGTAAATCTGCTTACAGGACAGTGCC